ATGTGGCTTCGTGCATCGTCGCCGGGGAGATCGCCCACGCGCTCGGCCTGCTCCTCTACGACACCCAGGCGATCCTGCGCTGGGTCATTGACAAGCAAATCCCGTTCATGCGTGGGGTGGTCAAGGAAGAATACCGCGACCCGCTCGCGATCCTGTCGGACTACATCGCGGAGAAGCACGGCAACATCGTCGTGGTCGACCGAGCCACCTCGATCGGCAACAACACCGCCGGGCAAGCTGTGGCGGCGGACACCGCCTTTGCGATCAACCGTCCCAACGGCGCGCTGCTCGGGCACTACGACCTCAAGTCGGGTGTACTCTACCTGCTGAAGCACGGCTTCAAGGATCACTGCAACCGGATCGGTGCCAGCTCGTCGCGGATCGTCGACGACCTCAACCAGCCGCGCGCGGTGGGGGTCGAGCCTCCGGCCCGGGTCATCACCGAGCGGGCCATCCGGCGCACGCTAGGAGCGGGTACGGACCTCGCCAAGGGCCAGAGCTGGTGCTTCGCGGTGGACATGCGCCACCCGGAGATGTCGGGCTCCACACCGCTCGTGACGGTATCGAACGTCACCCCCCAGACCAGCGCCCCCGCTGGCAACCTGAAAGCAGTAACATAATGGCGCGCAAAGCGGTTCCCACACGCGAGGAGCAGGATGTTCGTCGAGACGCTGCGTATGCGCGTGGCTGGGTCGACAGCCTCACCGCCTACGACCGAACGTCACAGCAGCCAACCGACGACGTCTACTACTATCGCCAAGGCTGGGACGCTTGCGCAGATTACCGGTGGGCCGACCCTACGAATCGAGGCCGCGCTCCAGACCCTAATTATAGAAAGCCCCGCACATGACCCACGCCGAACAGATTACCGCCTGGCACGCCGACAAGCCCGAGTGGGCTGCATCTATGACCGCGCGCGACTGGTCGATCGCCGAGCTGATCGCCGAACACCTCGACGTCGAGGCGCTGCCGGAGCCTGAGAGCTGTATGGTGGCCACCGAGCAGACCGGAGGCATCTACTACTGCACACGCCAGAAAGGCCACGAGGGGGCTTGCGCAGCGCATCTGATGGACGGTTAGAACCCGTTGACGTAGTCAAGGCCAGCAGCGTTGAGACCGCTCCGATCTTGATTGTAGTCCTGCAGCCGCGGCGCTCGGAAGCGCGTAGGTGTGATACTTCCCAGCGAGTAGTTGGGACCTAGTACACCGCGCAACGATCCGAGGGTCTGGTTCGCAGGGTCGTTGTCCTGCTTGATCCCTCGTGTCTCCTCATCTGTCTTGCGTGTACCTGCCTGCGTGGCGGCGATGTTGGCCTGCGCCTGCGGCCCATAAAACGTGTTCTGTGTGTTCGTGAACCGTGTATCCGCACCCAGTTTCGCCACCTGCGCGGCGCTCTCCCCCGGGAGAAGATTTGTCTTGGTGTTATCCAACCGCGCCGCCGCTGCACCTGTAAGCGCGTTGGTAGCAGCATTTTGCGTCGTCGCGTCGGCCTGCTGTTGTAGCTGCGCGTACTTGCGGTTCAAAAAGAAATTGAAATCGACCTCAGACATGTCGTTATTCCTTACACACTAGCGCTGTAGTTGTAGTTGGTGCTGGTGCCTGTCGATGTTGAAGATGCTGTGCTGATCGAGTTCGACACACTCTCGCTCGCACTGTACCCCTCACTGCTCGACACAGACCCAGAGAAGTTCACAGCGTTGATAGCTGCCGACCCGATCTGCGCGGATACCTGCGCCCCAGTCTTCGCAGCGTCAAGGGCCAGCGATCGTGTGGTGATATAAAGCTCCGCGTTAGCCTTAGCCGCATTGACCGCGATCTCGGACGTGCGCTGATTCTGGTCGAGCGCGACTTGCCACTGCTTGGTTAGCACCTCGTTGTACGCGGATGTGGCAGCCACCTGCGCCTTGTAGGCATCGGAGAGCACGCCGTTGGTCTGTGACAGCGCCTGGACGCGCGAACTTTCACCCTGCACCGCAGCGCGGTAACCATCATACTCCGCCGCCTTAGCGTCGATCCGGCCCTTATAGGCAGTGATGCGTGCCTCGATCTGGCGCGAGCTGGCGTTGACACGCGCTGTGAACGCCTCGACCTGCGACTGGTAGACCTGTTGCTTGGTCTGCTCGGCCTGTAGCGACGCGCGGAACCCCTCCACACCAGCGGTGTAGGCGTTGACCTGTGCGACGTACCCCCGCACCTGCTCGCCGAAGACCATGACTTTGGTCTTCTCGATCTCGGCCTTCGCCTGAATACCTGCGATCTGGGCCTCGTAGATTTTTATTGATGATAGGGCTGCGTCGATCTGCACGCGGTACTGCTCCACCAGTGCCTGATTGACGCGCGCCTTCGCCTCCTCAGCACTGATTTGAGCTTTGTAGGCCTCGACTTTTTGCGTCTCGGCGCGGACCTGAGCCTCATACACAACCACTTTCGCGCGGTACACATCGACCGTCGCAGCGAAGGCCTGCACTTTGGCGTTGTATATCTGGATACCTGCCTCGGTGGCGTATTTGGTTGCGTCGAACATCCGCTGCTCTACCGCGTTGGTGTAGTCTATGAGCTGGCCTTCGAGCTGAACCGCTGTGGTGAGGGCGTGCTTGACGTTGTCCAGCTGCAGCTCGGCCGACTTGATCATTACCTCGCGACTGTGGCCGCGCTCGGCGTAGTCGGTCTCGGTGATGATCTTCGTGCGCGCATCGATGTAGATACCCGGCGGCAACGCGTACCCCAGCGACTCCATCTGGTCGAGCTTCAGCAGCGCATCAGCAGCCGCCCGTGCCTCCCGTTCACGCCCGCGCTCCCAGATTTGCTGTTCGGCGGCACCAATGCCGGTCCCACCATTCTGGATGCGATCCTCCAGCGTGGCCTTCAGCGCTGCAAGCAGATTCGAGGTGTACTGGGCTCCTGGCACGTACTCGCGGATCGAAGGTGCTACCGCCACCAGCTCTGGCGCGGCCTCATTGAACGAAGGCAAGTTCATACCCTCGAAATTCGAGATCGTCAGCGTCAGCAGATTCGGTACTGCAGGCAGTGCGACTGTCAGCGTTGGGTCGTCAAACGCGAGGTTGATCGCTGGCGCGTCCGGGGTCGAACCTGTGAATGCTGTTGGTGCGGTGCCGTAGGTGATCTCAGGCGGGTTGTCGTCGAAGGCGCTGATCTCAAGGTCCGCAGTGTCGAGTATCTCGGTGAACGCAACCGGGAAGCCTGGAGAGGCCCACACAGGGGTTGTAAAGGTCGGCGGTGCTGGCACCTCGATCGTCGGCGCGATACCACCTGTCGGGAACTGCGGTGTGATTGAGGGTGCCTGCAGCGACAGCACCGAGCTGGCTAGTTGGTTGACGAAGTTATCGACAACCGTCACACGGCTCTGTGCGTAGGAAACGATCCCGGACGCTGAGTTGAGCAGTGTTGACGTCAGACCACTGGATGGTGCAGGCATTGGGTACTCCTACGACGCGACTTACTGTAAATGACGCAGCAGCTCAAGCGATCTCGATAGTGGCTGAACCGATACCGCCTGACAGCGGGGCAGTCCACTTTATCGTCGCGATTTTTGTCATCGCGGTTACAAGCTGTTCCCACGACGCGGAGTCAAGGAGCTCCCGCAGTAGCGGTGTCGGACCTGTGACGACCTTGATTCCTGATGCCTCACCAAGCTGATTTCCAAGCGCTGGGTTGGGTGTGCTCGATGGGGCTGTCGGATCAGCCCCATCGCCCGTGTCCACCCAATCCGGCCGGGCAGCAAACGCCCATGTCGCGGATCGTGTTGCCGCAGCGACTACCGGCGGGTCGAATAGTGATGGCGGCACATCGTGCCCCGGCTCGAAATGACCGCCGATCTCATCAGGTACAAACACATCCGGCGCGTAATACAGCTGTGTCTCCTGCTCAGTCACCGTTGTGACACCTATCGCGACAGGTGCCTCATCGATGTACTCCCGCAGTCGAAGCGTCCATCTGACAGGTTGGTGTGGCGTGTAGTTGAACGTGGGATCGTCGACGTCGAGAGTGCTCCCCTCCCCGTCGGGGTAGGCGTTAATCTTGGATATGTTGCATGTGGCGACATACACATCGATCTCGGTGGTCGGGTCAGCTGTGTCCCGCGGGCGTGCCGCGAAGCACTGACCTACAATGTTGGTCTTGGGGCTGGCAACAGTGAGTGCGCGGTCTACTGTTTGATCTGTTGTTCGCCCGCTTAAGGCTTTCAGCCGATCATCCTCGACGCGCGGCCCTGCTGACCGTGCAGAATAGCCGCCGTCATCTAGTGCGCCAACCTGCACTCCGACTACGTTAAGCACATCGAAATACTTGTAGGTGTTCCGCTCGTAGTACTTGCGAATGTCTGCGTCTGTTGGAGGTACCGGCAAGGCGGCACCGGGCACGGTCCAACCAAATTCCACTCGTATCAACGTCGCGGACCCTGTCCACACGGGGGCTCCATATACAAGTGTGAACGGGTCTATACTAACAGATGGCCCTAAGATATTCACCGGGCTTAGTAACGCAGTACCCGCGACGGATGTGAGGTAAGGCCCAATGTACCCCGCCAACGAGCCATTCGCGCGGTAGTATTTCGATGCTGTGAGATATGTACCGTTCGCGTCCGCACCACCTGCCACAGCTGGGCTGGATGGTGAGAACACAGGGTCAGCGGACGCAAATAAAAATGTCCACGCTGATTCGGGAGGAAACGGGTCACCCGGAGTGCCGGGATCGGCCGGTGCAACTTCGACCTCCGTGTAGCTCGTCACGTCACCCGCGAGGTACAGCTCGTTTTCAAACAGCACGTCTATTGCCAGCACCACATCATGCTTGTCTGGCTGGCGAGGGGTGCGTTGTTGCACCGCAGCAATTTGTTGTGGTGTCAGTCGAACGTCAAGCGACTCCAGTCCCTGGTTGTTCGTGTACCGGAGCTGCCCCCCACCCGCCAACTGCTTTATCCGCGCTCCGCCGGGAGCTTCCGGGATGTCAACAGCCTGCCGCGCGGCGTGGTAAAACTGTCCTAGCTCCCCCTGCATCTGCTCGTAAAGCATCCGCGCTTGCGGAGAATCTCCGTCCACACCCTCAAACCGCACCTTGAGTGGGATCGCCCCCAGCGCTTGCTGGCGCTTAGACACGGCGCTGCACCACAACAGGTACGAACTCAAGCGTATCGAGGTCGAAGTCCTGCCCTGCACTCACCAGCTCGAAAGCAAAGTACCGGGCTCTCTGCCCTTTACCCATATGCACCTTCGTCGACCGCATGCCCCGCGTGGTGGTGGTGTAGTTGTATGTGTTGCCATCCCCGGTAATAATCCGGAGAATGAAGTCACCCTCACCCCTCGCAGCGATATAAGCAGCGGTCAACCGTGACAGGTTGGTCCCCCCAAACTGCATATAGCCACTCTTGATTCGCGCTATAATGCTGGTACCTGCGTCGTCATCCCCTAACAGCTCGTAGATACCGTCCGGCGACGTCGCGATGTAGCGGTTACCCACCTGCGCGAAGCTGGTGAAATTGTAGTTCTGGTACTCGGTCACCGCGCCGTTGCGCGCGTTCATCACCCATGTGACGAGACTGCCATCTGGTGCAAGATACCCAGCAGCAATCTCCACCCCTTCGATGACCGTCGGATTGAACAGCATCTGGATGATGTTCACAGCGTCGATGCCGACACCCTCAGCGACCGAGACGTGCAACAGCATCTGCGGGGAGATGACCGCCTCGACCCCTACTGTATCGGACAACACACCCAACGCCTTCTGACGCACGCCCAGCGCATCGCCGATACCGAGCCCCTCAACCACATCAGCACCAAAAAAATTGGCGAGGCTACTGGCCAGGCGTAATGCCTGGATAAGCGTGAGATTATATTTGGCAGCACCAGTCAGCTGCGCCGCCAACTGTAACTCCTCGACGATGGTGGCTGCCCGCTGGACCTGCTCTACCGTAGCAATACCTATGCTGTCGGTCAGCAGTACGTCACGCACCGAGTAGAGTGTGCCGAACAAGCGCACCGCATCAACCAGCGACACGTTGGACACATAGTTGCCGAGCAGCGTCTCCGCGAAGCGCAGCCGCTCCAGCAGCAGCACCCCAAGCTGGTTTGCGAGCGTGGTGTTGATGGCGACGTTTTCGCTCACCTCCACCACGTACCCCCGCACCTGCGCAAGAATATCTTCAAGTCGCACAGTGTCGAAGATCGACACCACCCGTCCCGGTAAGACCGTCACACCTACACCCAGTGTTTCGATCAACTCCTCGTCGAGCACGTCACCACCCGTCCCGAACAGCGGGGCGGCGATCGGCCCGGCACCGATAGGGCCAGAACCGATCGTCATGGCTTACACCGAACTAGCGTTAAAGACGTAGGTCAGCAGCAACTGATCGTCGTCAGCCACAGTCTTCGCAGTCCCGAAGCGGTTGGCCGAGAACAGCACACCACTGGTCGCTGATTTCGCACTAGCTGAGACAAGGAACGCGCCGTAGATTGTCGTGGCGGCGTTGAACGTGAACGTGGCCTTGCTGGCAGCGTTGGTGATCGACCGCGACGCTGCTGCAGCTTCGTCGTATGCTTGTCGGGTAGTCTCGTCATAGGCTGTGCATTCGGTCGCCGCGACTGAGACAGCAGCTGCAGTCAGCGTAGCGACAGGGGTGTAGTTGCCTTCAAAAACGCCCAAATACCACGTGGTGACCTGTGTTGCACCGTGGAACAGTACGTCGAGAACATGGTTGAGCCCCTCGTTGACGACAAGGTTGTGATCTTCCCATTCGTCAATTACATGACCGTCGCGGACGATTTGCCCGATGAATTTACCTCCGACCCGGATACCCTGTTCCGGCATCAGGATGTTGCCGGCACTCTGTGTGTAGTCCATGTTACAGCCCCCTTTGCGATGCTCGGATGATTTCCGCATCCACGTAGTCTCCGATCCGCACGCTCGCGCCAGTCCCTCCAGCGCTGTCAGCTACGGCGATGTAGGCGTTAGCACCTTGGTCAGAGCGATACAATGCCGCAGCGCTGACCGCGCTTGGGAATACCACTCGGCTGCGTGTCAGGTTATATACCTGCCCCCCATCGAGGCCGACACAAATTCCGTCGCCGGTCATGAACACCGGGACTGTACCCTCCGGGATGTCGCCACCTTTCTTCACCTGCGGGTGAACATCGGCGGTCGGCGCGCGGACGGCCGAGCCTGGGACGACCGGCGCGTCGATGACGATCGAGCGCTTCAGACCGTCGGAGTAGGTGCCTTGCAGGAAGAACAACTGCGCTGTTGTACCCACGTAAAGCCCGTCCTCGACTGCCCGCACCATTGTGATGTCGTGCTCGAACTGAATAAAGCCCTTGGTCCGGTCGACCAGATCGTAGAGGAACAGCTCGGTTGCCCACAGCAGCTTCTCACTCGCGAGGTAGATGCGCCCCTTGTAGTGCTCGATCTCGGTGGCCATCGGCACCGCGCCGAGCAGCTGCCCGGAGATAGCACCCAGCGTCTCGGTCGGGCGCATAACAGGGGAGACCCAGCGCCCGTCTCCACCTGTCTGACCCCACGCCTGAGCCACACCCCCGACGATTTTGCCGGATACCGAGCGGGACCCGAAGTAGACCGTGTCGCCTACAGCTGTGTAACTGAGCTTCTCTGGACCCGCTTCGGTCAGCGCCTCAAATACGAAGTTCGTACCGAGCGTCCCAAGAACGCTATCCCGCACCACAAAGGTGCGCCCTGCGATTGTCTCGGCACTGTGGTAATTCGCTGTGTCACGCTTGATGTAGCCGCGGCGGCGGCGGACCTGACCCACATCGTCGATGTCGACGTTGACCGCAGATTCCAGCTCCCCCTCGCGGAGGCGCTCAGCAGCCACTGTGTTCTTGACCCCCGAAAAACTCCCGAGGATGACTGAGGCGGCCTCGGCAGGCGGCTGGCTGGCCATTACGCTATCAGCTCCATCGCAAACCAACTACCCGCTGCTACAACATCAACCGCGGAGTCCTCGGTCTGGAGCAGCAGCTCGAAGTAATCTCCCGGTGCCACAGCAATCGTTGCGGTCCCGCAGTTGAGCGACGCTGTGGTTTTACCTGTCTCTACAGTCGTACTGGCTTGACCGTCGAACGCAGCACCGTTTTTCTGTGTGTATAGCGAGGCCCATGTGTCCGCAGCGATACTGACGACCTCGACGTTGGCGCGTAGGCGTACCTGCGCAATACCTAACGGAACTGTCAGGCGTGTCGGGTTGGTGCTGGTATTGTGAATGTCGTCAGAGTCATAAACTTCTGCGCCCCACACCACAGCTGTGGCGGTGGTGTAGTCGGCACCTGTCTGGTCAGCTGTTTTTTTCACCAACGCGCCGCGCTGCTCCGCGGGAAGGCTAAGTTCGCGCAGTGTGTCTCCAAGTATCACCACCGCTATGTGTTTGGTGCCCGCGGCAAAGTTCACAGGCGTCGCTGTGCTACCGTCTATCGGGGACGTCCGCTCTACGACCCCGGCGTTCCAGGTGCCCCGACCAGTTTCCCAGTCCCCGCTTGGAGCGCCTCGACCGTCAACCGCGTAGATGAGGTACGGTATCAGGTCTCCATCGGTGAGCGCGGCGCTGAGCGCTTGGTAGCCCGGAATCGTACCGCTAGGTGTAACATCGCCGACCCCGATTGTCGTCGTGGTCTGCATCACTCGATCCGCGAATACTAGGCCCACAGCTGAACTCCCACCTGTTGTTTCCCCGACGAACGAGCCAGCGGCGGCGGCTGTACCAGCCACCACCCCGGCCTTGATCGCGACAGCTGCTGCGGTCAACGCGCCTGTTGCCGCACCTGTCAGCGCGCCGGAGTCTCCGCCGCCGCCGCCGCCGCCGAAGTCGATGTCTGCGCCACCGACCAGGACGGTATTACCGCCGATGACGAGTGTGTCTGCCATTGCTTACCCGGCCTTCTCGATCCAGAACTCCGTACCGTCGATACCCCCAGACAGCACGCCGAGCCCCCCTGCGGACGATTGTACCTCCATAACAAAATAATCGCCTGCGCTGACAGCTACCGGACCACTAAAAAACTGCATGAACCAGAGACCTGACGCTCCACCGGCCCATGTATTGTTGGCAAAAGTCTGTAGTAGTGTGTCCGAGCTGTCGTAGTGGCGGAGCCACACCACGTTGTAGCTGTCACTGATCGCTGAGGGTCGGTACGCGTTGCCTCCCACGCGGACAAAGGCGGTACCCGCCGGCACAGTCAAGCGCGCCGGGTTCGTAATCCCCTCATGCCAACCGCCCACATCGAATTGCTCCAGGTCGAACTCCACAAGCAACGCTACGTCCGCTGTGGTCTGTGTGAGCGGAAGCCCGCGGTAGACCCGCGCACCACTAAATACCAACGTAGCCACCGCGTCCGCCATCTGCGCAACGGTTGTTTTATATAGGTCCGTACCCGCACCTGTGGTGATCGGCATAACACTTGTGCCGACAACACCACCCGCAGCGGAGATATTAAAAGCTGCTACAAGTTCGGTCATCTATTACACCCTTCATATTGTCATTTGTCGCGGATGCGTAGCCTGACGGTCTCGTCGTACTCCCGCCCGAAAGTTGTGACTATGTGATTACGCACTTCACACATGTCGCCGGCCACCCCCCCGGACAACCAGACCGTAGCTATACCCTGCGATGTGAACCCTGCGCTGTCAATTACCACACTGCCGGTCGTTGTGAACGTAGAGATGAGCACGGTCTCGACACCTTCGAGACGCGCACTCCAATCTACCTGGTAGTCCAGCACTTCGTCCGGGTCTTTGTTCGGCCAAAAGTTCATTTCGCAGCCCTTGCAGCATGGGTGCCACACCTGAGTCAGGTGTTGTAGATTGTTCGGCTGTTGTTGTCAGCATAAATGATCCTTGCGTCGCCTTGTGGCAGTGCGACGCTGCGCGGCTCGGCAGGTATCGCGACCAGCCGCGAGTCGCTTGATAGCGTAATTCGTCGATCGCCTGCGTCGTTCGGTCCGCCATGTGCAGCCTGCGCTGCGAGCGTCCCGGCGCCGGAGCTGGAAAGTGTCGTCGCTGCTGTTACGCCGGTCGCGGCTGCTAGGTTACTTTGCGCTTGCGCGATAATCGCTGCTACCACCGTAGCCGCCCCGACTGCATCACCAGCAGCGACTGCCACACTCGTCAGCGTCCCGGTTGTAACTGCAGTGCTCAGCAGTGTAGCAACGCCGCTTCCCCCAGCGGCAAGTGACGTGGCTGCGACCGCAGTACCTGCACCGAGCACATCGCTTGAAGCTGTGGCGGTGGCGGCACTCGCTGTGGTCACAGCGCCTATTGCGGTTGCAGCCCCTACCCCCGAAGCGTCGATCGCACCTGCCGCAGTCGACGCAGTCACACCGACCACAACGCTCGTCGCTGTGGATGTGAGAACAGCCGCCCGGATTATTTCCGCAGGTGTGTCGAAAGTGGCAGTTCCTGCCCCGGTGACGCTAAGTGCACCTGCTGTAGTCGCTGCGCCTGCTGCTGTGGCAGTTCCTGCCCCGGTGGCGCTAAGTGCACCTGCTGTAGTCGCTGCGCCTGCTGCTGTGGCAGTTCCTGCCCCGGTGACGCTAAGTGCACCTGCTGTAGTCGCTGCACCGAAGTCAACGACCTCGGTGTCAACTAGGACAGTGTCCCCATCGATGATGAGTATGTCAGCCACCGCTTAGTTGACCTTCTCAATCCGGAGTGGGGGCTCCTATGTGATTACACGCCCAAATAACGCGCGCAGTGTACTCTCTCTCGCAGCGTTCATCTGCGCTCTGATGAGTGTCGGGTCAGTACGCTTCTCCGCGTAAGCGTCCTCCACGGCAGCAACCATTGCGTTTCGCACCTCAAGCATCGCTGGTTGCATGTAGGGGCTCGACGCTTTGACGAAGATGCCAACAGCTTCGATAACTGTTGGGTATAGCCGCTCTGCACGTGGCTTCAGGCTGTCTGGAAGTTGGCTTGGCAAAGCTCGCTCCACCAACCACCGATGCGAGTAGGCTCTTGCTCTGAACGATACACTGCTCGCCTGTGTTCGCGCGGCGTGCATCGCGATCTCCGCCTGCCTGTATGTGGCTGGCTGCGGCATCCCCGCCGCAGCTTGCGCCCACGCAGCTTGCAACCCTGTGACATCGCCTGCCTCTAGCAACGCTCGGAACGCGCCACCGCTCACGCTACTAATCCAGTGTGAGCGTCGTTGCGGTCGTCAGTCGAGGTGTTATACCGTTGCCGGTCACGATGTTCGGGGTCAGAACCCCGCTCAAAAGGATGGCTGCCGCACCGCCGCCGGTTTTGCCCACAGCTGCGTGGGTGACTGTCCCTGCACCGCCGGTACCCGCCGCGAAATCCACGTTAGCGGCAGGGGATACGCTGTTGCCCGTGACAACCCACCCACCTGAGTTCCGGTTCACCGCCGCGCGTGCGTAACTTGTGTAAGCCGCCTCGCTGGTCGACATTGTGCCAGAGTCCCCGGGGTCGGCAGTGTGGAGTGACACAGAGATCTGAGTTTGCGGCGATGTTGCCGCGTTGTCGGCGTAATTCGCCCACGCTGTCGCGTTGAAAATCAACGACATGATCGCTGTTTCGGTGGTATCGGAAAAAGACATGGGTAAAGCCTCCTACTGCGCGTAGTTGATGTTAGCGTATCGGGTCATGTTCTGACCAGCAATATCTTGTGTTGAGACCCCCAGCGGGGTGCCAAGCGCCTGGGATCGGGTCTGTGCCTGCACTCGCCGCATCAACGCGCCAGAGAGGCTCGGGACCACCGCGAACGATGGGTTGTCCTGATCGAACGCCTGCGCGTCACTGATCAACTCGGCTGCCCGCTCCCGGTCCCCAATCACCAACGCCTGGACGATCCGCTTGCGCAGCGTTTCGGCGCGGCGGCTGATCTCGCCGCGGCGGGTTTGCTGGTCGGTGCGTGCTTCGCTGTAATCAGCCTTCTCATCCGGCGTAAAGCCAAATAACTGCCACAGGATGGAGTGCGCGTCCTTGGAGATAGGCATCCGGTTTCCTTTTGTGTCAACGTACCCTTCGGTCGTCAAGCGCCAAGCTTCCGCAGGCCCTTTCAGCGCTGCTGGAGCCGCTTGGATCAACCCGCCCATAACGTCTCCATCGGCGATCCGCGAACCTCCGGCGATGATGTTCCCAACCATCCGGAAGCCCGCACCCGCATGGTCACTGAGCGCACTGTCCCACGCCTCTTTCCACGGGCGGCGGTCGGTCAGGAACTTGGTGAACGGTAAGATGTCCGCCTCCCCGACACGCTGCGAGACATCAGCACCCACAGCGCGTGGTAGCCCCCGCGCTATTACCTCGGCCATCTCTGTCCCTAGGGTATCTGCGAGGAAACCGCGCCACGCTGCTGTCGCGTCGTAAGGCTCATCGTCGTCCCCAAGTTTGTCAACCAGCCGCTCGATGGCGGCAGCCGCGACTGTGGCAAACGGCAGCCCTAAGGTCCCCGCCAGCGCCGCGGTCGCGGTGAGGTGCCCGAGCAGGAACCTCTGCGCACCCTTACGCCGCGTCGCTGTGTCTGCGGCTGTCTCGCCGGTTCGGGGCTGCCCGAACGCGTCTCGGAACTCTGCGGACAACTTCTCCAGCATTTGCACACTGAAGGACGAGAACTGCGCCACCATCGGTGTGAGCGGCCCGAGAACGCCGCGCTTCCCGAGCGCGCGGGCCGTGTTCTCGCTGCCATAAGCCAGCATCGACTCGTTGATGATGTGCGTCGCATACCCAACCAGGTCAGCGTTGGAGCCGTGAAGCTGCCGCGCTGCCAACGCCATCGTCAGCCGGTTAAACGTCTCTGTGTAGGCCCCGATCGCCGAGGCATACCGCAGTGTGGTATCCAACGCGGTGTCACGGGCACCTTTTGCCGCTTGTGTGATCTCCTGCGCCACCGACCCGATGTCGATCGTCCCTGTCGCGGTCATACGCAGCAAAAACTTCCGGTCGGCCTCTGACAACCCGGCGTCCCGCAGCACAGCGTCAGTAATCGCGACATCCGCGAGATGCTTCGCCCCGCGTGTCGCCGCCTCACGTCGAACTGCACCGAGGACCTTAAAGGCACCGGCTGCGCCCTGCCGCACCGCGTGAAATGACCGTGCAAACCCGTGAACCTTGGCCAGCTCAGGTATTCCGGTAGTGCCAAGCTGCATGATGTTGATCACCCCATAGGAAGGTGACATGCCGAGATAGTACGCCTGGCTTGCAGCCCGCAACTTGTCGAGGACATTTGGACCTTCAAACACCGGGTCTTGAGCATCCCGCACACGCAGCTCGCGAAGCACCTGAGACAACTCTGTGGCTGTGGTTACATCCGCAGTGCTCCGTGCTTGCGATTGCATGTCCACATACGCCTGCCGGAATTTGGGAGCCGCCGCTTGACTAGCGAGGCTGGCTGCCCCGACGTCCCAGCGGTACGCCCAGCTTCGAGCCATATCCGTCGCGTACCCGGAAACAGTGGACCGCCGCGCCAATACCCGGCTGATCGAGTTCTGTGGCTGCTGCTCCAACCAGACGTCTGCCACCATCCGGAGCACCTCATCGCGGCGCGTCTGCACCTCCGCAACCTGCTTCGCGTCCAACCCGTCAACCGCGTATTGGGGGTTCGACTGAATCGACTCCATCACACGCTGCAAGTGCTCCGGAAGCGACCCGGCAAAACCGTAGTTATTTGCCTGCTCCTGGGGTCCTACCTGCACGCTGTCCGCGTCTAGCCACCCCTGCTTCGCAAGATCGCTCAGCTGCTGCTGCAGAACCTGCGCCTGACCGAGTTTTTCGACTCGCAGGACCAGCTTCGGGTTCGCGTTGTCCGCACTAATCTGCACCCCTGAGAATCCCGCTGTCTCCAGCACTTCGGCTATGTGCCTCAGCGCTGCAGGGTCCGCTTGCCCATCAACAGTCCGAACTGTTGCGGAGCCGAAGTAGTTACCGAACCTTCCAAGGTGGAAATACGGCGCCTTCTGCATTCCAGCAATCGCCTCGTGAATAGCGCGCACCTGTAACTCAATCGGTGTGAGATGTTCGCGCATCGCCTTGACGTCGTGCGCCGTGCCGCGGGCGGCCTCACCTTTCTTCTCATTTACGAACGCGGTGGTAGCTGCAATTTGCTTGTGCAGCAGATCGCTCCACCGATCTCGAATCGCTGCTGGTGCCCCAGCAACATCCTCCCGCATGAACTGATCTACCGGGTTGATGTCGGCGTCCGCCACACCCAACGCTAGTTCCGGGTCCATCGCCACCAGCCCGTGCAGGCTCGCAGCCATACGGGCGTAGTTCTGGGCCTCATTAAGCGCTCGGAACTCGTTAAACACCTGCATCGCGGTGCCGTCCCCGCGGCGCATCTTGTTCGCTAGGTCGACCGCCTGCACGTGCAGCTGGCGCAGCTTCGGGGCGTTCTTGTCGTCGCGCAGGTGCTCGTGCTCATCCCACGTTTTCGACGGGTCCAGCTGGAACTCGGTCGAAAGCGCCATCAGTTCGTTTACCCACCCAGATGCCTTGACGTTGGTCGTCTTCAGCTGCTCGTATTTTTGGTACGCTTCCGCCCCAATATGCTGGATGCGCGCGAGGACGGCTTTTCGCTCCTGGGCAGCCGCCCAGTGTTTCAACACCCCTGGCATCTTGTCTTTATACAGCCTGTTGAGCTGCATGTGGCTTTTCCACCGCAGTGCCTCTTGTCGGGACTTCACACCTGTTTCCGCAGCATCCACCCCTAGCCGATCGGCCAGACCACTCACGACGCGCGCCGCCGCCTGTGTGGCGGTGTTCGCGGCCTCCACAGTGCGGTTGCGAGCGCTCGCCGCGTTGTCCGAGAGCGCTGCAATCTGATCGCGCATATCACCTTGAGTAGGCTCGTTGCGTCCCAGCAGGTTGCGCAGCTCTGCGCGGGGTGTGCCGAAGACCTTCTCTGACACCCTGAGAACCTCCGCTAGCGCACTATCATACCGTGGCTCGATACCGAGCATCGTCCGGACTGCAGCCACGAGGCGGCTGAATACCGACTGCTTGGGTGTGTACTGGATCGAGTTCATGTAGCGCTGCATCTCTGGATTGGTCAGCGTCCACGCCAGCAGCTCGTCGATGTCGTGCAGCGCGTTGTTGTCCCGCTCGATGAGCCGCACCTCGAAGTCGTTGAGCAGCTTCCCGCTGTTCTGGCGAGCGTCGAGATGTGCTTGAACTTCTCGCAGGATGTCATCCAGCGCGGCAGTCGCCTTACCGATTCCGGTCTTGCCGTATTGCTCCGGGTTCCGCCCATAGGCGGTCAGCAACATGGTCACGCTGTGAACCATCTCATGGGCTGCTGTTTGGTAGTTCAGCGCACTCTCAGCCCCATGCTCGCTGTTCTTTACGTAGACCGAGGCCGCCGGTTTCGGGTGGAATTGCAGATGTGTTACGGCCTTGGCACCGGGATCATCTGCCTCGCGAGGTACGTTCAGGTCGTTCGGACTGACCACCCGGAAATTGAACACCATGCCTTGGCGTTCAAGCATCTGCCCCAGCTGCCGGACCTTGACCATCAGCTCGCGATAGAAGGGGCTCGGTGCGTTCTCGGTCATGTATGTAGCTACATCCAGGAACGACTTGCCCGTGACCGCCTGCTCGAACGCAAGATCGCTGGTGCCTACCGATGTGTTGTGGGTGTCTGCAACCTTGGCCGACTTACCGCGATTTCGCGGCTTAGCGTCAGCGTTGAAGTCCTTCATCAGCCGTGCGACCTGATCGACCTTGCCCTGATCCAGCAGCGCGTTGAGCTTGTCGGCCCGTGCCTGTGTGATGGTCTTCCCATCGAAAGCCCCGCGGACCAGGCTGCGCTGGTCATAGGCGCGCACCGCGGCCTCCGTCTGAGCGCGTTGTTCGGCCTTCTGCGGCGTGTTCTCCGCCGGATTGTGCATTTCCTTGAACACCGGCTGGCCACGGCCTCCCGTGTCCGGGCGCGGCTGCGGGCGCGGCGGGATCATGCGAATCGACTCGCCACCCTGCAGCTTCTGGATGGCTTGGCCGACCTGCTCACGCGTCGCGCCCTGCGCGATCATCCGCCGCAGCGCGACCTGCTCCTGATCCGAGACGTTCGACAGATCGACCGTGTTGACCAACTCGTTAAGCGCCTTGCGCTGCACCTGCCCGGGAGTGACCTCACGGCTGGCCGCGACCGTGCGTCGTTTGTCCGCCGCGCCGGGGTTCCGGGCGAGGATGCGTGACTGGATCGCGTTGGTCTGCGCGGCGGTCTTGGTTCCGTCACCGTTCTGGACGAAGTTACGTGCCCATACCTGCCCAGCCTGGTGCGCTGCCATGTCGTCAAAGCTATCGAAGCTGGTCTCGGCAGCCTGCCCCCCTGTGACGGCCCGTACACCGCGCTCGAAGATGGTTGCTTGTTTACCTGTGAATCCCTGCTCCTGCGCGGCGTCAACTGTGGCTGTGAGGCCTTCGGACGTGCCGAGAAACACCTGCCGCCCCTTGGGAGTCACATCGCGAGCATCGTCATCTGTGATTAACCCGAGCTTCTGCGCCAGCTTCTCGGTCTGCGATACTGCTGCGCCGGAGTTGTCGACCGCGAGCGCGCGGAACACGTCCGCCGGGGTCTTCAGCTCGTTGATGCTGTTCGCCTTGGACACCCGCTCGACGCCGGCCGCCTTGCGCGCGGCGGTCATTTCCGCCTCAACTTCCGGAGAGAAGGTCTCGGGCGCACTTTGCACCCGTGCGGCCGGGGCTGCGGGCGCGGGAGGAGGTGTTACCCCGACGGCCCCGGCCGTCGAAGATGCCTCGACTGGCGCCGTTCCAGCAGGTGGGGCGGCACGTTCTGCTTGTACAGCTGCCCGCTCCTCCGCTGACAAAGCTGCTGGCAGACCCTGCGCCATACGATCTTCCTGGCGCAGGAATACGCTCTCGGTGACCGTCGGCGTCTCCCCTTGTGCAATCTTCTCACGCGCGGCGGCTGCCTTGCGGCTCCGCAGTTCCGTCACGGTGTTGCCGAGGTCTTCCGCCGCCTGGATCGTCCGCTCTCCGACACGCGTCGCGTCGAGCGTCTGCTGGGCCAAGGGAGCGGTCGGGTTTGCATCAAATACCGCTTGCGCTGTTGTCGGTGCTGCTCCCACCGCATTTTCCGGCGCACCGGCAGCCGCCTGTGCCGCAGGCACTGTGGCGCCGCGCTGCTCCTCGATGTATTGCGCCAGCTGAGTGGGTTGGAGCTTCTCGTCGAGGATGCCCAAACGCTGTGCAAACTTGGCGGTGTTGGCGCGCATGTCCTGCTCGGTGAAGACCTGATCATAGACCTTGTTGAGCAGTTCCATCTCGTCGGCGGCCTCCACCGTCTGCACGAAGCCGCCGCGCAGGCCTTTCTTCTGCTCGGTCAGGAAGTCGCTGAACAGGATTTCCGCGCCTGTATCAGGATCGACCCGCGCAGCAGGCAGCTGGACAGTCCCACCCTGCGTGGGGTCACGCAGCACGAGCGGAGCGCCAATCGTAGGCTGCTCGGGCGCCATCGCCGCGATGCGCGCCTGCACATCCTCCAGCGTCGGTGCCACAGCTGACGGCTGTGGCTGGTTGCGGTCAGTCGCAATCGCTTGCTCACCCTCGAAACCCGGAGGCGTGGTGCGCCCTTCGCTGTCGACGATGAAGTCCGGCGGTGCCATCTGGTGCGGGCGGTCATCCTGCACAATCGGCGAGCCGCTTTCGACCTGCGGGCCTTGAGGCTCCCGGCCGAACATCTGCGGCGACGGAAGCGCCCGAAGCGACCCGTCGAGTACACCATCGATCTTGACGTTGAGATCGTCCGGAGTGACCTGATCCGCAGGCTTGGCGTCAGCTGCAACCCGCCGGAACCCGCCACCAGCGCCAAGAACGCCGCCGATAGCGAACGCGGTAACCGCTGCGTTGACGTACTCGCCAACAGCATCTGCGCTGCTGACCGGGATGCCCGCCGCGTACCGCTCACCTACCTGCTGCCCCGCTTCGGTGACAGCTTCCGCAGCACCGGCCTCAACCACCGCCTTGGCTGTGCGATAGAGAAACCCGCCAGCTTTTGCTGCTGGAGCTAGACCCAGCGCGTGCCCCAACCCCGGGATCGCCCGGGCGATGCCTGCTTCACCCGCAACATCGAGCGCCGACTGGAACGGTGCCACCGCGAGTGACCGCATGGCTGACTGCTCGCTCAGGCCACCCTGCTCGGCAACCGCGCGGTCGACGTTCGACCCGACGAACTGAGGTGCCCCGCCGACCACAGCACCGAGAGCTGCGCCTTTGGCACCGCCCGCTGCGAAGCCGCCGATGCCGCCTGCCAGGCTGCCCGCCATGTAAGGCAGCATACCAATCACGTTCTCGCCGATAAAACGCGCGACGCCGACACGCCCTGATGTAACGTCGGACACCTGTGCCGGAGCGGGTCCGCCGGGCTTTCCGAGGTGCTGCTGGTATTCCTGCTCCTGCTGCGGCGTGATGTTCCCGGTCACCTTACGGAAGGCGTAGGGCACCCCGTAGCGAAGCTGATCGACAGCCTCACCTGCTGCATTTGAGAGCAGTTCCCCGTAACCCGGACGCCGGTTCGAGACCGGAACGTCTGGCATCTGATAGTCAGGTACGTAGACTCCGCCGATCTGTGGCATCTTTTATTGTCCCGCCTCAGGGTCATAACCCGGAATCATCTGCGCCTGCGCGAGGTTGTTGGGGTTCCGCCCCGCCAGCGAGAGGTAGGCGTTGAAGTCATCTTCCATCGCGCGGACACCCAGCTTGAGTTCCTCGTTGCCTGGGTCCGCTGCCAGCTCCAGCCGCCGTTGCTGGAGCGCGTTCGCGCGAAGTGCTGCCTGCCCAAGCAGAACATCCTGCGCCCGCGGCTGCCCACTTTCCGGCTTCGGTAGCTCGTTGATCAGACCCCGCGCGTACCGCGCGGGTATGTTACTACTCAGCAGCGCTGTGATCGTCTGCATCTGCTGTTCGTATGGTGTGATCGCTTCGGATGCTCCTCGACCAGTTGCCAGTGCCTGCTCGACGGGCCTGCCAGCATACGGACCCCACGCTGCGGCTTCCTCGGGTGTGTATGCCGCAGCGTTTGCTTTTGCGCGATCTGCGATAGTTCCACCCGCAGTGGGTGCGGTGGGTGTCACCCGGCTGCTCATACCGTCCGCAAGTGAGCCACCAACGATCCCGAGGCCGGCAGCTGCTTTGAGTACCGTACTCGCCTTGGGTATTGTCACGGCCAGCCTGGGCACCACAGGTACCAACCCTGGGCCTGCCCGGCCCGCGAGGAAACGGGTTGCTGTCCCGAGGCCCGCGGTGGGAACCAGAGCGGCTGCTGTCGGTGCTGCGCGTGCAGCGCTAACTACGGCGCCACCCGCGCGAGCCGCTTTCCCCAGCCCATAGACCGCGCCAACGCCGGCCGCGATGTCACCCCCAACACCTGTACGCTGTCGCAGGTCTTGGTTCACCTGCTCGACCTGCTCGCGTGACGCACCCATAACCGCCCCGATACCGCGGTTAAGCAACCCACCAGTAGCGGCATTGACACCGACGTTGATGGTATCACCAAAGGCGCGAGCGGCCCGTCCGTACCACGTACTGTTGTCCGGCATCTTGATTAACTCCAGCTAAAGCCACCACGGCCGAAGCCCCACTCGATGGGGGCGAACAGTTTCCGCAGTACCAGCGTTCGGGCCTCTTTTACACTCTGTTCAAATGTCGTTTTGAAATCCGCGGCTCTCTTTGGAAATCCCGCGTCGTCGTCGACGATCCGCAGCGCTAGATACGCTGCCCAGTCGAGCATCTCGATATGGTGATCTTCAGGGATTTCTGGCACCGCCGAAGGTGACCCAACCACCAGCCGGCTGATCGGCTTACGCACTACACGCAGTCGCAGGACGAGACCGGCCTGAGCTGCACCCGGCGTCGGGTGTACCCGGAGTGCGATCTGCGAGAGGTTATCGCTCTCGATAGCCTGAAGACCTTCGTCGGTCGAGTACGCGAGAGTTGGTCCAGCAGGCAGCGCCTGGTAAGCGTTCGGGTCCGTCCAGTTGTCTGATGGCGCTTGGTAAGCAGCGAGCACCGAGTGCCCGACCCGTGTGAGGTCTGCATCCTGTAGCGCCATCTTGGCGGACACGACAGCGATTACACTGTCGTGCAGTACGTAAATAGACCGACCCTCCACGAGGGTGATCTTGGTCACCTCATCCGTAGTGGCATCACGCAAAACGAGCCCTTGCACGGCGAACCGCCGCTGGGCCTCATTGATGTATGTGACAAGGGTCTCATCCGTCCAAAGATAATCGGATGTGCCGCTGGCGCGATCCGACCGATCGTTCAGGATCGACCCGCGCAAAAGCTGTAGCAGTTCGCCCAACGTCACAGACCTTGTCCTCCGTACCGACGCATACTGCGCCCAAGCACGACTACCACCCAGATACCTCGACGTAAATCCCTCTGTGGCGCGGCACAACGCTTCGTGCAGGATGCGGCTCGATGTGGTGGCAAGGTAAAATCGTCGGTTCGCACCGCATCGATAGCCGAGGCGAGCGTCACGGGCTGGTCAAACTAACCGCACAAGCTGTGCACATCATCCGCGCCGAACAAGAAACACCTCGCAAGTTCTGCTTGCGAGGTGTTTCAGTGTCAGCGCTACCGCGGGCCGCCGTGTGATTGGCGGTGAGACGTGGAACTGGTTGGTGTAACCTCACACTTTTCTGTAAGGATACTTTGTGCGGTTGCGGTAGCCAAGCACCTTCTGCGTCTTGCTGTCGACCACCGGGGTCGACATGATCGCATCGTCGAGAATGCCGAGCAGGAAGTCGGGAACATCGACGGGCTCGCCCGGGCAGATCATATAGCTGCGACCATTGTGGCCGAGGAACAGCCCTGTAGGCGGGATGTCGTTACCTTCCTCCAGCACGATGGTGACATACTCAACACCCAGCGCGGCGGCTGCCTTGCGCGCCCGAGCGTCCACCTGTCCGGAGAACTCACGAGGCATCGTCGCGAAGGGGTCCGGCGCGGGTGCAGGTTCGGACGCAACAACCGTGGTCGCGGCGGCTGCGAGTAGCTGGGTGATCATTTCGCTCTGCTTGGCCACCAGCGCCTTCAAGGCGTCGACGTCAGACACACCTTGCGGCGCTGTGGCAGGTTCGGTGACCGGAACCTCCGGAGCGGTGGGCGGGATGACTTCGTCGATCGGTGGCTGCGGCTGCATTGCACCATCAGCCGGAGCGGTAGCAGCGGCAATTTCCTTGACCCGGTCATCCGCCTTTTCCTTGCCGCGCACCTTCTCGGGCTCGGCCAGGCTAGCATGCTTCAGTTCGTAGTAGCCACCCGACTGGGGTGTGACGGTCACACCGTCGATTTCGTAACTGCCGCTCATTTCATTACTTCCTTTGCCATTTTGTCGAACGCTGAGGTATACGTATCCACCGGGAGCGCGACGTCCATCGCGCTTTCGAGGAACTTGAGCACCTGTTCCTTGGTGTCGAACATGAACTCGACCTCCGGGTCCTTCCACGGTGCGCAGGGACCGTCGCTCGATTTGTCGCGGGTCTCGTTTTGTTTCTGGATGGCCGGGTCAGTACACTTGACCTCATAGCCGGAACGCTCGCGCTCGATGCGGATGCAGTTGTAGCCCATGGTGCGCAGCCCCTTCATGTTCGTGTAGGAACAGGGCGGTGTGGTTCAGCACACCGCCCAGCCCCCAGTCCCCCAGCTTAGCCGAATGCAACCCAGTGCAGCGCCTTCGCGTTGATCGCGATGGCAGCCGGGACGAGGAAGCCCCGGTATCCTGCGCTGCTCTGACCATCGCGGAGCAGAATGCCCGCGGTGTCGTCGGTCATGGTGCCGGCCGCGACGGTCTTCAGAGCATGACCGGCGACCATGTCGGCAGTGATCTCGTAGGTCGTGCGATCGGTCAGATTGATCAGCTTGATGTAGCGCGGCTTGAAGCCCAGCGTCACATCGACGTCAGCCCCGGCTCCGGTGAACGAGCCGACGGCTGTGTTCACGACGCCTTCGCTGTTGGAAGTGGCGGTATCTGTGGCCATGATATTTAACCCCTTGTTGTCGGTGTCGAGGGAAGTGAGGGGGCCGAAGCCCCCTCACCCCGTGACGATTATGCGGTGGCGCAAACCTCCAGGCGGACCATGAAGGCCTCCTGCAGGATGACGGTAGCGGTCCAGAGCTTCCAACCCACGGAGCCGCGCTGACCGAGCGGATCGCCCGGTGCCGGTTTCGGGTTGACAACCATCGGGGTCATCGCGCTGTGGCCCTTCAGCGGCACAATCCCGAAGGCGTCGCGCGCGAAGTAGAGGACCGGGTACACGTCGACGTTGACGCCGCCGTTCGACCGCATGGTGGGCGCCGTACCAACGACCACACCGGCTGCCAGGAACGGCTTCGCGACGGTCGTCGCGATGTACCGGACCTGCTCGACCGAGCCGATTTCACCTTCCCAAGGCGAGGTGTGCGGGCCGTAGTCCGCGACCGCCTTGAAGCCAGTCATGTTGCGGATGTCGCTTTCGAGGTCCGGGTGGACCACAGCGACATAACCCGCTTCGACCGACGCGGTGCCGTAGTCAGGCCGCGATGCAACCACCGAGGTGATTTTCTTCGCGTTCTGACGGTTCAGCGCGGTGGTGATGCGGCGCTGGTCGGTGCGCGAGATCGCAGTAGCGACCGTGGAGCGCCCAGCGACGTTGTTGGCGTAGAACACGTTGGTTCCGGCCTTCAGCACGTTGTAGCGGAGCGTCTCGACGGTCTCAGCCGCGTTCTCACCGAGCAGGTCGGTCATTTCCCCGAGGATGTTGTCGGGGTGGGTGTTGTCCACCACATCGGTCAGGCCGACCCAGTCACCGTACTGCGCCAGCTGGACGGTGTAGTCCTGGTTGGCGAGCGAGCGGCCTTCGGGCGTTACACCCTCGACCAGCGGCGTGGTAGCCAGCGGCGTGTAGAACTCGCCCGAGCCCGAACCGGCAGCGCCGGTCGCACCCGACAGGAAGTACCGACGGAACTTCGCGGTCTGGGTCGAATTTGTCGGCAGTGGATAGGTCTGGCCGAACTTCTCGAAAACGAGAAGCGGCAGAGCCCGCTTGAGCATGCGGACGGTCGCCCACGCAGCTACTGCGGGAGTGATGTCACCGTAATTTACCATGATAGAGCCCCCTAGGTTGACTTACTTCGGCATCGTTTCCACAGCGTACCGAGCGAAAGCAGAGACGAAATCATCCGGGTCCTCCCCGGCTGGAATCTGCGAACGATCGCCACTGACTGGGGCCAACGATTCTGCCGCTTGCTTGGCAGCGCTAGACAGCTCAGTTTTTGCGGGTTTGCCTGGGGCGGTTGGCGCTTGGGCAGCGGGTGCTGCCGGTGCTGTTACCGTCCCGGATGCTACCCGGTAACGCCCGATGAGGTCGGCGACCTCGTCCGATGTCCCCTGCTGCATAACCTGCTTCATTCCGTTCTGCAAGTACCCCGGCTGCGTGTCTATCCATTTGGCGACATCTGCTTCCAAAGCCTCTGAATAGTCAGGCACCGCCTGCTTCAGCTCACCCATGTGCAGAGTGTTGCCGACAGTCCGCATCTGCTCGAACAGCGGTTGGGTGTACTTAGCTACCTCCCCGAATACGAACTTCATCAGATCGTGGTACTCAGCGCGGCGCTTGAGCGTCTCGGCCTGCGCCACATCTGGCCAGTTCTTCTCGTACTCGCTCAGGGCACCGATCTCGTCCTGCGTGTAGAGCGGCTGCTGCTCAGGCTCTCCGGCGGCGGGTGCCGCAGCAGGTTCCGCAGCGGCGGATTGGTTCTTCAGAAGATCAGCGAGACCTTTGACGATGTCGTCAGCCGACGCGGGCGCGGGTTCGGCCGGGGCGACCGCTTTGCCATCAGCTGCCACATCGCCAGAATCTCCGCCAGCGGGGGGAGTGATCGGCTCCGCCGCAGGGGCAGCGCCTTCGCCAGGCGCTGGTACGTCGTCTGCAGGAGCCGCTGCTGGAGCGGGCTCCGTAGGGGCCGCCGGGTCACTCGCCGGAGGAATACCATCCCCGGCGGCAGCTGCTGCGAACGCGTCGGCGAACTCCTGGTCATTCTGGTGTGTACCTTCGCTGGGGGCTACTCCGGTCATTTATCAAGCTCCTGACTTCGTAATCGATGGGGGTTCGGTGGTCAGCTCTCGGTAGAGCTTCGCCATGTGGCGCGCCGCCCCCTGAACGCGATACATATCCTCCCCGTCTGCGTTGACAAGGCTTTCCTTCGCTTCGTCAACGGATAGCTTCACAAGCTCGATTGCCGCTCGTGCGATCGGGTCCTGCGTAAATGCTGCTTCACGCAGCTTTTTTGCCAGTTCCGTCGCTTTTTCCTTGGGGGTCATTTTGTCCGCTCTCCATCATGGTCAGCGCCGTGTCCACGGCGGTCTTGTCGCCGGCCGCGGCGTTCTTCTGGCCCTGCGTGACGTTCTTGAACGCGCCCGAGAGCACGTCCTTGATATTCGCCTCGGCCATACGATGCTGCTGTTCCGCCTGCTGCGCGGCAACCTGCGCACGGCCATCCTTGCGCATCTTGGCCTCGTCAGGAGAGACCAGCATGCCTTGCAGATCACGCGAGGCGAACCTCGCCTCGACGAACTTGCGCTCGTCCACGTGGTCGCGCTCGTCCGGCGTCAGAGTCTGGCTCAGCACATCGATCTGCTGACCGCGCACTTCCTTGGCGATCAGGCTGGTGGCTCCGCGTGGGATCACGTCGTAGTCACCCTCAGGCGCGAGGTCCGGATTGAATTTCTTGTTGAACCCGACCATCGACCAGATCACCGACTGGGTGAAGCTGTCGTAATTCCGGACGATGTCCTTGAAGGGCAGCGCCGCGTCACCTCGGAGCATCGACGCCCCGGCTGCGGTGCGCAGCGGCTCCGAGGGCATTTTCTGGAAGTCGCCGCCGGTCGCCGGGCCGATGAAGGTCTCCATCTCGGCGAACTCAAGGAACATTTTCACGAGCCCTTGCAGCTCGGCGAGGTGCCCGTCGATCTCGATGCGCCGCACCGCCGGGAACTGCGCGGTCATCCCGTCGTCGTCCCGATACCAGATTTTGTAGGGCTGGACGCTGGTCAGGTCCTGATCCGCCCGCATCAGCGAGGTGTTGACTTCGAGGTTCGGGCCGCAGGTCACCGACGCGTTGTCGAGCGTCATGCGCGTGGCTGCGCAAATCGACAACTGGCTGTCCCGCACCACGTAGGGTAGGCCTTGGCTGATCGGACTGGTATCGTCCTCGTCGAAGTTGAAGATGTGGACCTGTTGCATCTGCAGACCCAGCTTCCGCCAGGCATTCACCTCGGCCTTGATGATGTAATTGTCCACCATCCACAGCTCGGCCTCGACGTCATCCGACAGCATGTTGTCAGGCACATCCGCGCCAGCTTCCTTGAGGGTCTGGGCGCTGACCGGACCCTTCCAGATGATGATCTCGTACTTCTCCCGGCCTGACACTTGGTTGCTGGATGTCTCGGCGTGGACCGAAGTCCCCATCGTGCGCAGCTCGGTCTCCCAGCTGCGCGCCTTGTAGTTGCCACCAGGGGTGCGTGAGATCACGTCCTTGATCTGCTGGGCGAAGAAATCACCTCGATCCGCGAGCTTGCGTAAAGCTGCCCTTCCAAGCACCTTGCGAACGAAGTAACCCTCGCCTGGGAGACTGCGCGAACTCATATCCGGGTAGAAATCCCAGACCGGCAGGTGATCGTACTGCGGCTTATATTCGACCTTGGTCTGGGGTTGGAACCCGCCGTTGGCGATCAGCGCCCAACCGGACGTCTCGACCTTGCGCACATAGGGGCCTTCGAGCACCCCGACGCCGTACTTGATCCCACTGTCGGCGACCTTGCGGTTGAGACCGATCCAGTCGACGGTCTGGTTACCACCCAGCTCGGTCAGCTGGTCCTTGAGCAGCAACGTGAGCTGTGCAGACTGCTTGGTCGCCAACCGTCGAACGGCCTCATCGACCAGGTCTTGTGTCAGGGGGGCTTCCTGCCCCGCCGCCTTGCGCTCGGCGATCAGAGCCGAGACCGCATCAGCGACCGCCTCCGGGCTCATGCTCGGAGAGGGTGACGCGTTCAGCTCCCAGTTGTCCTCGTTGCCGGGGAACATCAGGTTCATGACCCGCGAGAGCATCGAGATGCACTTCATACGGGTCAGGCGGGGATAGGCGCGCGATCGGTTCGGCGGCAGCTGCCGCTCGACGTCCGGGTCATAGATTCCGAGATACTGGCGCAGGTTCTTCAGCCAGCGCTGCTCGGAGGGGATACGCTCAGCGGCGTAGCGGTCGAACAGGCTCTTATACCGGGACCCCAGTGCCGAGAGCGTCGCGGCGTCGAGCTGGTGAACCGGAGCAGGCTGCTCGACCGCTATGCTCGCCGGAGCCATCGCCCCGTCATTCGCTGCCACCGCAGGCTCCACCGCATTTGCTACTGCCATCGATCTGCCCCCTTACCGGAAGTGGTAGTTCCCACCGAACGTGCGCGGTGGTGTGAACTTCGACACCCCAGCTCCCGTGTATCGTTCATTCTTGACGACTTGTCGATGGAAGTGACGCGCCAGGTATCCAAAGCCGTCGCCCGGATGGCTGTAGACGTTCTTCTCGGGTGCCGCGTTGCCGCCACCCCGGATGTTTTCCTTGGCGTCGAGCGCGTACCGCCAGCCACCCTTGAGCGCCCGCACCAGCATAGGGCAGGCCTGCTCGTCGATGATCAGCGAGGGCATGCCATAGACCATCCGGGTCGCATAATAATCAATCGCGTCGAGGCGCAGCGGCAGCCGGTTATTGCTCTCGATCGACACTGGGTAGTGCCGCTTGAGCGTCTGCAGGATCGTGCTCTCGTCGTTCGGGCTCCGGCTACCTGCTGCGGGGTCAGGCGCGATGGTGAAGCCGTTCGCTGGCAGCTCGGGGAACGCCCGGCCGAGGAAGGGCCGCAGCCGCTCGTTGACGAAGCGCAGGGCACCGACACCGCTGGTGGTGATCTCGCCGATGACGTGAAGCCGCCCTTCGAGGTCTTCCTGCCCGAAGATCATGGCTGCCCCGCCGAGCCCAGGATCGAACCCGCCAACAAGGTGCAGGTTGGGGCTGTAGATCAGCGGCTTTTTCGACAGGTGGACCGCGCCGTTGAAGGATTGCACGACCGCCTTGCCGGCGACGCTGAAGCCCCACTCCGCTTCGATGAACTGCTTGATCCACGCCTCAGACTTGTTCTTCGCCTGATTGGTGTAGTACGCCCTCCCGCCGGGCAGATTCTCGACGTTCTCGGCGAACGGCGAGTAGCCGGAGGGTTGCAGAAAGTACCGGGCGTTGCGCTCGTCGAAGACGATGCGGTGATGCAGGCTGATCCCCTCGCCAGGCTGAATAACGCCGCCAGAGTTGTGCAAGTAGTCGAACCACCAGTTGTCCTCCGTATCCGGGTTGGAGGCACCCCACATGCCCCAGTTCGTCGCTCCACCCTCGACCACTGACGGATACCGGCCACACCGTGCAGAGAGCGCGTCGACGATGGCCTGCGGAATCTGCACGAACTCGTCGAGGATCGCGAAGGTCACTTCGAGGGAGAGCACCCGCGCAACGTCGTCCGGGGTGTCAAGCGGGCGGAACAGCACCTCGCACTCGACGTCGCCGAACTTCAGCACGAATTTCTTGTCGGTGGCGTACCACTTACCCGCTTGGCCATCCTTGAACCACGTGAACCAGCTGTTCAGCGTCGTATCGCGGAGCTGGGTCGAGGTGTTGCGGACGATCACCGCACGCGAGCGCCGGATGCCATCAGGCCCGGGCTGCTGGAGCTTGGCCATGTAGACCAGCTTGAAGAAGTTCGCCGTCGACTTGCCCGAGCCGACGGGACCGATGATCCAGTCGTAGAACAGCTCTCCGGGCAGGAAATCCTTGATGAACCGGCTCGCCGTCGGCGGCGGCGTGTACGCGATGGTGTGAGCCATAATCCCCCTAGTGCAGTCGCGCACCGTGCTGCTGGTACTGCTCCCGCCTGTCGGCAGCGTTATGGCTGACAATCTCGCCGTCGTCCATCGGGTGGCACCAGCACGCACCGCCAAGGATGTGTGGCCGCAGGTCGCAGGCCGGGATCATGTTCGGCAGCGACCCGAGCACCATCCACCACCCGAGGTTGCCGTCAGGCGTCGGAGTGGTGTTATCCAGCTCCGCGCCGTCGGGGTAGACGGGGTGACTCAATATCCTTCACCCAGGTTGATCTGGATATTGAGCGTGTTCGCGTTCAGAGGCCCGGCAGCCGCGCCGTCCTCGCCGTTGGTACGCGGGTCGAACCCAGCCCACCGGGCGGTCAGCTCGATCAGCTTTCCCTTCACGGCGGGCGGTACGATCTCGTGGCTCTGGTGGACCATCTTCCACACTTGCTTGAGGTTCTCCTCGGCGATCAGCTTGGCCTTGAGCTTGAAGCTCATCCCTTCCTGCCGCACCAGCTCGCAAGCGCCCGCCAGTTCCTTGAGGAACGTCGGGTTGTGTCGGAGCCGCTCCCACTCCTCATCGGTGTAGCCGTACTCGATCTGCAGCTCCACCGGGCTCGCCGTCTTCAGCGCCAGCTCGATCGGCAGGGTCGGAGGCCACGCGAGGGTGGTCGGGTCCTTCTGCCCGGGATGCACCGGGTCGAACATCATGGGTGAGAGTGCGTTCATCTGGAGCCTTGCGAGAGATCGCCGCGTCGTGGTGATCTGAGCATAGCTATCCCATGTCGGATGTGTCGGCAAGGCCGTTCCGGCGCCAGGGTGGCAAACCCCGTCATGCTCCCGCAGGGGCGCCTACAGCATGACCGCTGGCGATGAGGTATCTTCGTGATGGGGAGCAGTCAAGTCCGGAGGGCGCCCTGCGCGAGCGCCCTCCGGACCCGGCAACCCGAAGACCTCGGCGGTCCTGGCGGGAAGTGGTGACCATACTGGAAAAGTGCCCGGGGCCTTGCGCTCCGGGCGGAAGTTTGGGAGAGGATGCCTGAAAGGCCTGATTTGAATAGCTGAGGTGGATGGTTTCTACCAGAAAAATTTTTCGGGTGGTGATTCTCGTGGTGTTGAACAGTAAACACGACGAG